GTTGCAAGCAACTCGTCAAACACATCAAGCATGTCCATTGTTGATAGGGCAAATGCTTCCTTGATTTTAAGTAGTTCTTGTTCTGTTCTCATTGCTATCTACCTCTCCATTAAGCATACTGGGGTCAATACGCGTTGACCCTAGACCGTTACAGCCACCTATCATACAGTATAGAAGCGTGCTGGACGGAGTACAGTCTTCGGCGCAGGCCCTTACATATCTGGCGCCTCAGTTAAGTTTAGTTTTCCGTGCCGTAGTTGGCATTCATTCCTTGTCAAACGGAAAGGCTGTTTGACAATTCCCTTCTGCCAACTTATGTGGTTCTTGTAATTAAGATTAAGTCTTAGTTACCGTAGGGGATTTACCCCTGCGCGAGTGCTAGGGGAAAAGTCCCCTAGTGAAAAGGAGATAACCATGAATACATTCTCATTCGAGAGTGCTCGTGTCAATAAAGTATGGGATAACAAGAACCGTTTCAATCTTGGTATCCAAGATAGCAGAGCAGTTGCTCAACCAGACGGTTCCTTCAAGTCCGTCTTCGTTGCTTCACGCATAGTCACCACATCTGACCCAGACCACCTGGAGTTCATCCGCAAAAATCTTGTGGACTCAGATGACTGCGTGGTTAACATCCGTGGCTACATGGAAACCAAGGCTGGCAAAAAGCCTGGCACTTGGTATGACAACATGGTAATCACAGAACTCACTCTGGCCTAACAAACCAGCCTGATGACATCATTTGCCTTGTCATCTTCTACGCAATCCTTCTCATGCTCACACGAGAATCCAGCGACCCAGTTGGATACTCGTGATGAGTATTGCGCAGAATGTAACTTACTTCAAGAAGGTTCTAGTGTGGAACACGCACTAAACTTTCAAGAGATTAATAGGAGTGAGCAGGAGTCAGAACCTGCTCAGTCTTCGGATATACCAGATGAGAAAGGGTTCAACCATCAATGGACTAACCGTGATGGAGAATACCTCGAAGGTGTATACGATATAACCAATCGTCTTCCCAGTTGGTTATACCTCGGCAAACATGTCTTCCCTATGTTCAAGCAAGATGAACTCAATGCTTATCTTGCTTTACCATCAACTGACACAATATGTATGGTGTGTCACTTACAAGTCAATAGATTTGTAGGTTGCCAACAATGTATAACACCATCTCAATCTCTATACAATGAGATAAGAAGGGTTATGCTGCTCTAGCACAAGGCAAGGTGGGGTTGTTGCCTCACCTTGCTACCAAAAATTTTTTTATTTTGCGGCCCCGCAAAGTATATTCATTGGAGCACTACGAGTCGAACGGAGATAGCATGGCAAGCAATGATAGAAAGAACGGTAAGGCTTACAAGAAAAAGCCTAAAGTTCAAAAGAAAACAGGCAAGACCATTGGTGGATATAGCCCAGCCAAGTTGGCTATCCGCGCCAAGAAAAGAGGAATGTAATGTATCTAGATACAGGTACGATGATAGGTATTATGATAGCCCTTATTGCTAGCATCTTGACCATTGGATATAGCATCTATATAATCAAGACACAGAACGAAATCATTCAGCGCATGAGTGATGTATCTGCAACCAGACGCAAAATGGAAAGGTAGATAGCAATGAGAACAGAACAAGAACTACTTAAAATCAAGGAAGCATTTGCCCTATCAACAATGGACATGCTTGATGTGTTTGACGAGTTGCTTGCAACAGGCAGGCTATATGTAAACGATGAGCCAACCGTTAATGACCTCGCCAAAATTCAGGATGAATCTAATGCCTAAATTAGATAGGTTAATTATACTTAAAGATGAGTTCCATAGAGCATTAACAAATCCATTGTTTGATGAACCAGAAAACTACTCAGTATTACTAGATGTAATACAAGATGCTATAGACAAAGAGGAAAGAGAGATAGAGGCAGCCAATGCTTGATATCAGTAGAAAATGTCCTACTTGTAAAACAGATTGTGAAGTTTGTTCATTAGCAGGAGAGGAACAAAATGCTTAATGAAGATATCCCAGTATGGGAGCACACCGTGTGGATACTAGCCAAAGTTAGATGCCGAACCACACATATAAATATAGATACAGCAGGTGATGAAGCCCTTGATGACCCATCAGAGTGGCATGTGTTAGAGTTTGATAAGGGTGTTAAGCACAGTCAAGAGATTGTTAGGGTGAAATGATTGAACAACTCATTACAAGTTCATACCTCACAACGACACAGTCCTGGACATTCTTATTACTCTTTGGATATATCACATGGAGGTTTATTAAATGAAGAGATTGTTAGCAGGGTATTTAAGTTGGTTGCTAGCATTACTATCAATACCATTCTTTCCCAGTCCAGCATACGCAGTAGCAGTAGCAACACAATTGCAAGACAACTGCATAGACATATCTATCTGGACACCACGAATGGCGAAAGCATACGCCAGGGAATTAATGAAGTGGCATTACCCACAATGGAACAAGTCTGAATACTCAGCACTTGCCAAACTTTGGGGAAAAGAATCAGCATGGAATCACGAGGCAGTAAATGACAAGTCTACTGCAGCGGGTATCCCTCAGATTCTAGGCCTTGACCCTAACACCCCAGCCCCGCGTCAAATTGAACGGGGGCTGGAGTATATCCAACACCGCTATAAAAAACCATCAGTTGCATGGGCACATTGGCGTGCAAATGGGTGGTACTAAATTTCTACGAGAGATGCAGGTCTAACCAGCGTAATCGTAGACAATGCCCTGAGTATGGCATTAAACTGCTCACTAACCAACAACTAAAGGAGATATATGGCACGAGGTAATGGCAGGACAATCAATGTAAAATTACCCACAGCAAAGGTAATTACTGCATTGCAACAAGCACTAGCCAAGTTAGAACTTGACTACGCATCACAAGATGAAGCCGAAGCACAGTATCAAAAGGCTGCAGATAAATGGAAAAAAGATATTCAGAAATGGGCGATTGATAACTTCTCTAAAGCAGAGAACATTAGAACTAACTATCGTTCATGGAGTAATACTCTTAATGTTGATTTCGATATCATGACGGAGGAAAAAAACTTTCCACAAGAACCATCTCGTGATTACGAAACAATGAACATTCATGCTTATCGTGATACGAAGGAAGAGATAAGTAATGCCATCCGTATCCTTCAACTTACTGATGAAGAGACGGTGTCAACATCTACTTACAATTCAATAGCAAAATATCTATAGCAAGTCGGGCGTCTGCCAATAGGGGCAGGACGCCCTCTAACAAAGGAGATACCGTGATAGATACAGACTATGACTTACTTCGCAATGAAGTTAAGTCCGAGTTAATTAATCAAGAAGGTCAGTACAATCCAAGTGACCGTGATACTAATGTTCGTATTGTTGAGGACATTCGTAAAGCAATTGATGCAGTAGCAGATGGTGTTGTACCATCAGCCACACACATAGCAGAGGTAGCCATTGCAACCAATGCTAACCTACAAATCCGTGACTTTATTATGGGTATTCATTTAGAAAAAGACATTGATTATATAGGCCAATACATATCATTACTTGGTAATGTTATTGTTAAAGATAAAGCAGTACCATTAGCCACAGTATTTTGTGGATACTTATATCAAACTGAAGAGATAGAGCAAGCCAAAACTATGTTGCTTGAAGTACTAACTCTTAACCCAGACTATGCATTGGCTAAGTTACTTGCCAGAGTATTTGCTGCTGAATGGGCACCATCTGAGTTTGGTAAAATGGCACAACAACTACACCCTAAAGTTGTTGATACTATTTACGCAATAGATACTGATGAAGTAAACAATGACAACTGAAACCCTTATACACGGAGCCATACGCAAAAGTGCATGGCACAAGGCAGGCGTAGCAGTAGAGGCTACATCAGCCAGTGAGGTAGCCAGTCAAGCAGGATTAGATTGGTCAGTATCATTGCATGATATCGAGGCTAACTATCAAGTGCCAGGTAACGAATCAGTTAATCGTATACCAATTGATAATAAGAAAGCGGTTATTAAAACTATGCCAACGGGTGAGACATCAGCCATTGGTGTAGTAGGTAATCGTTATAAAGTATTTCAGAATGCAGAAATCTTTGGTGCATTAGATAACTTAATTGATTCTAGTGGACTTAGATACGCAGCAGCAGGTGAGTATGATGGTGGTGCAAAGGTATGGATGTTAATGGAAACTCCAATGGAGATGACCATTGCTGATGACCCACACTCAGCCTTCTTACTAGCCAGGACTAGCCACGATGGCAGCAGTTCAGTCATAATTAAACCAGTGATTGAGCGTTTGTTTTGTATGAATCAAATCAATAAGATATATAAGAACAACAACAAGTATACTTATACATTAAGTCATACAACTAATGCAATGCTATCAGTATCAGAGATTGCTAACATTATACGATTAACTTATGATATGGCTAATGATTACACAGCACTAGCAGATACATTACTTGATAGAAAAGCAAGTCATGAACATGCTAAAAATTATTTCAAGCGTGTGTTTCCACTACCTAGTAAGATAGAGGAAGCACCGTATCATTTGTTATCAACAGGTGAGAAGAAACAATTTACCAATGCAATCAATGCTAGAACTAAATCATTTGATATCTATGCTACCTCTCCTACACAGGAGAACATACGGAACACAGAGTTTGGTATGTGGCATGCAGTTATAGAGTGGGCTGACTACAATGCTAAGGGTAAGAACCTAGCAGTTAGCACAATGGCTGGTCGTAATGATGGTGTTAAAACCAGAGCATTAGAATTGTTAGGTGTATGATGGGTAGAATATCAAACTATAAAGAATGTAATGTATGCAGACAAAATAAAATAGTAGTATCCGAATCATTATTTGCTAATGGTTTGTATGGCTATTGGTGTGATGACTGCGACAAAGCAGAAGGTGCTACTCATTCACAAACATCTATAAAGGTTAAGTAATGGGTAGAAATTTTGCTACAGAACTAGCCAGTTCTAATACAGATTTAGAGTGGCAAATAAAACTACACCTACAACAGAACCATTACCCAATGGTTCCAGTATCTATGGTAAACCCTTGTATATATGCTATTGAAGCATGTAATGAAGAGTGCTACAATAGAATGATAGAACTTCCAGAAGGTGTTCTCTGGCGTGGCCAGAGTTCAGCGCCTGCCCACGCCATCGTGGAAGGGCACCACCTTCAACCGTGGTTACTACAAGAATAGGAGATAGAATGACAATGTACTATACAGAAGTAGATGGTGCTGAACCAACAGTATCTACTCAAGTAGGTGGTATCAAGTATACCTTTACTAATGAATCACTTACTAAACTGATAGAAGAAAAAGAACATCTTAAAATAGAACTAGCACAAGTTGAACGCAAGTTCAAAAGTGCACAGTTTGATGTAAGAGAACTCTTTCAATCTAACTATGACACAGACCAAACAGAAATCTTATGTGATGTAGATGATGTTAATAATCTACTCATCAACATAGGTGCTGAAGCATTAACTAAATCATGGTCAGCAACAGTAACTATTACAGCCACAGTTACAGGTATAGAAGCACCTAACAAAGATACAGCCGAAGATATTATTCGAGACAACATTGAACTTAGCCTAACCACAGATGGCGACATCTGGTTAGATGATGTGTCGATGAACTCAGCATATCCTGAAGCCTAATGTGATATACTAATCTTGAGTGCCCTGATTTCGGCTATCTCCTTTCTCAGGGCAACTCATAAATAAAGGAGAGCAATGGCACAGTTAGTAATAGAACGAGACAGATACGGCAGACCACTAGTAGTCCCGCCAACAGGCGGCAAACCAGTAGCCTATACACGAGCAACAACAATTGCTAACTCATTAGATGATGCATCAGCATTAGTAGCATGGAAGATGCGGATGGCAGCAATAGGTTTAACTACACGACCAGACATATTGTTATCTATTAGCGCAGCACAAGAAGATAAAATGGCAGTTAACTCTTTGATTGAATCGGCTATGGAAGTAGCAGGTGCAAACAAAGCAGCCAACATAGGCACAGCCATACACTCACTAGCAGAACGATTAGATTTAGGACAAGACTTAGGTGTCGTACCACCACAGTGGATACCAGACATCAAGGCGTATGAAGAAACAACTAAGATTCTCAACAATAAGTTCATTGAACAGTTTAGTGTGCTAGATAAATACAAGATTGCTGGTACACCAGACAGACTTGTTGAGTATAACGGTGAGTTATTTATTGCTGATATTAAGACTGGTCGTATAGACCACCCTAATAACATAGCAATACAGTTAGCAATCTATGCTAACGGCTTGCCGTATGATGGTGCTACGGCAACCCGTAGTACATGGGGAGATGTAAACAAAGACAAAGCAATCATTATCCATTTACCTGCAGGAACAGGCACGTGCAAGTTAGTGTGGGTAGATATTAAAGAAGGCTTTAAGGGTTTACAATTGTCCATGAAAGCAAGAAAATGGAGAGACCAAAAAGGTCTTTCTTATTCATTCGAACAGGAGAACAAATAGTGTCTCATTCAGAAGCACCAATCAGTATCACAATCAAGACAGCATCAGGTAGTTTAGTAACAGTCCGTGCAAGTAGCGGAGAGGAACTAGACGCAGTGGTTGCAACAGGATTAGCAGCCATTACATCAGCCACAACAGAACTAGAGCAAGCAATTCGTGGCACAGTACCAACACCTATGACAGTAGGAGCAATTGCATCAGCACTAGGCGCAAGCATTTCACCAATGGATAATTCAACTGCCTCGCTTAGTGGACGTAACTGCCCACATGGACACATGACTGCAATACAAGGTACTGGTAAAGATGGCTCAACATATCGTGGTTACTTTTGTGCTGCTCCTAAAGGTGCATTCGATAAATGCAAGAATGTTTATCTTAAGACAACAGACGCAGCATGGAGTACATTTGTAGCAGAACAGGTTAAGTGAAAACCCTTAGACGCTCTATCAGTAAAGCAGAGGTGGGGGGCGAACCATTGCCCCCTGCTTTTCAAGCATTTGAAAGAGCGGGAATCATACTACGCAGAGCAGAGGTAACAGTAATAGCAGGCACTCCAGGTGCAGGCAAGTCATCAATTGCATTAGCAATTGCTGCCAGAACTAAACTACCAACGCTTTACTTCAGTGCAGATACTAATGCACACACCATGGCTATGCGTTTAATAGCAATGGCTGGCAACATGAGCCAACAATCAGCAGAACAATTACTAAAGAAAGACCCAGACAAAGCAAATGAAATACTATTACTAAACAATCATTTGTTCTGGTCATTTGAATCTACACCTACACTAAAAGATTTAGATGAAGAAGTATCTGCATTCGAAACAGTATGGGGCAGAAGCCCTACACTTATAGTTGTAGATAATCTTATGGACATAGCAATGGATGGACATGAAGAGTTCCAAGGTATGCGTGCTGCAATGAAAGAACTTAAGTATCTAGCCAGAGATACCAATGCTGCCGTGTTAGTACTACACCATACTAAAGAAGGATTCGAAGGTTATCCTTGCCAATCACGTTCATCTATTCAAGGATTAGTTAATCAGATACCAGCAATGGTATTAACTATTGGTCAGATGAAACAAGGAGATGACAACTTCTTATGTGTAGCCCCAGTTAAGAATCGTTATGGTAAAGCAGACCAAACAGGTAGCAACTATGTTACTCTCTCATTTAATCCTGAGTCTATGCATCTAGATGATGTTATGATTAGATACACAGCACAACAGGAATTACTATGAGTAATCCAGCCAAGGCTAAGGGCAGTAGAGCCGAGGCAGATGTCGTAAAGTGGCTTAAAATCAATGGTTTTCCCTATGCAGACAGGCGAATCGCAGGTGCCCAACTAGATAAGGGAGACATCAGTGGTGTTAATGGAGTAACAATAGAAGTTAAAGACCACTACCGTTTAGATTTATCTACATGGGTAAAAGAGTTAGAAATAGAAATAAAGAATGACAAAGCATGGACAGGCACAGTACTACACAAACGCAAAGGTAAAGGAGATGTTGGAGAATGGTATGCAACAATGCCAGCAAAAATATGGATAGAGTTAATAAGGAAAATAATAAATGAAACCAAATGAATTAGAAGATGCAGTAATGTGGACCAATATGGATTACTTTGGTATACTATGTAAAGCAATATTATTAAACAAAGTATCTATTGTTGATGGACGCATTCTTGTTAAAGCACTTAAAGAATATGAGTGACAAGCACGACATCACTGCCTATCTAAGTTATATAGGCGCCACCCTGCCAACGGAGGGGCATGGTTGGCGCAAGATGCGTTGTCCTTTTCACGGAGATAAACACGCATCAGCAGCGTTAAATTTTGAAGATAAAAGATTCAAATGTTTTGGTTGTGAAGTACAAGGTGATGTGTATGATTTAATTATATATAAACAAGGAGGTAATTACAGTGAGGCTATCAAATTCGCAGAGAGCATTTCTCTTGCAGGCAACAGAACAATACGCTCAACACATTCATCTAGCGGAGGAATACCTTTCAAGCCGTCATCTCTCGGTAGACGAAGCGAAAAAGTTTCATCTGGGGATAGTGAAGGACGCTCTTCCAGGACACGAGAGTTATAAAAATAGATTAGCAATACCATACATCACACCATCAGGTGTGGTGGATATAAGATTTAGAACTCTTAATAACAATCCAGATGAACCCAAGTATATGGGTATACCTGGGGCTAAGACTACAATGTTTAATGCACAAACAGTACTAACTGCTGGCAATTACATATGTGTAACCGAAGGTGAGTTAGATACAATAATCTTAGAAGCCAAGACAACACACTCATCTATAGGTATACCTGGAGTTAACAATTGGAAACCTTACTATAGTAAAATACTAGATGACTTTGAAACAGTAATTGTTCTAGCAGACGGAGACAATGCTGGCTTAGAGTTTGGTAAGAAACTAAGTAGAGAACTACCCAATGTTAATCTAATGCAAATGCCAGAAGGACATGATGTTAATAGCATCATAGTACAAGAAGGAAAGGAGTGGATAGATGAGCGAATCAGAAAATGTTTGGGAAAGTGATGAAGAGTTATGGGATTTCATAGGAGAAAATAAAAGATTAGTTGGCCTACAAATATCTAATGGGCAGGGATTAGATATACTTAATGCATTAAGAGATATATATTTAACAATAGATGATGACCCAAAGAGTGCTATGAAAATGCTTTCACTATTAGCCACAGTTATATATGCAAGCAGCATAGGAGAAGGTCAGCAATTTACTGACGAGATACAAGTAGCAGCAGCAATGGAACAATTCGACTCTAGTATGAAGGATATATTCAATGAAGAATCCAAGTGATGTAGATACAATTCTTAATGAATTGCGTAGTATTATGATGAAGAAACAAGAGGATTACGGGCCGTTGAATATTGCCCTCGCTCCTGGCGGGGCAATGAATGGGCTGCGTGTTAGGATGTATGACAAACTAGCCCGTCTGAATAACATGGCTGGTAAGGACGCCACGCCGAACTATGAGTCTATTGAGGATACACTTATAGACCTGGCTAACTATGCCATAATAGGACTATTGGTACAAAGAGGACAGTGGGAAGGCATAGAATAAAATATGACAGATGCATGGGTAGATGAATACAAGTTACTTGTTTCTACTCTTGCGTCTGAATATTACAGGAAGTATCCAGTTACAGAAGCAGAAGATATAAGACAGGTACTATGGGTATGGTTTCTTACACATCCAGTTAAATATACAGAGTGGTCTAAGTTACCACCTAAAGATAAAGAAAGATTAATTGCTAGGTCATTACGCAATGCAGCACTTAAATATTGTGAACAAGAAAAAGCCCGCAAGGTTGGCTATGACATATCAGATTTATATTACTACGACCCATCAGTTATAGAAGCATTTCTTCCATCCATCATAGATAATACATATGAGATACCTAGTAAAATCAAAGACCTTAACTTTAAGTTTGGTAAATCAGGTGAAGTAACAGACGGTAACAACTGGCTAGTTCTACGGTCAGACATAGAAAAAGCATTCAACAGATTAGCAGAGGCTAAACAAAATATTTTAAGAATACGATTTAGTGTAGAGAACTACGAGTGGAGTGACTTAGGTAAGGAACTTAATACCTCAGCCGATGGTGCACGTATGAAGGTTAATCGTGCACTATCTTCTTTAATAAAAATACTGGGTGGTTGGCGCACACACAGCGACTTAGATGTTATAGAAACTAAAGAAGAAGTTGAAGAGCATGAGTAAAGAACCTAAAGAAATAAAAGATTTGTTTAAGAAAGATTACACCAATGCTATAGACTTACGTGGCCATCCTATTGGAGATATCTGTATGTGTGGTTCACAATTGTTTACAGCCATAGTAGCCTTTGAAGAAGGCGAGATAGCATTTTACTTTTTAGATGGTGAATGTGTAGACTGTGGCTCACTAGTAACCCTACCTACACCAATAGATAATATCGGAATGGATTGTGACTGATGCCTTACTATGACTTTGAATGTAAAGTATGTACTAAAATTATAGAAACCAATGACCCTACTCCACCACCTTGTGCTTCTTGCGGTAACATGATGCTTCGTGTATGGTCTCCTATACCAACCCACTTTAAGACAGGTGGATTTTATTCTACAGGGGGTTAAAAGTTTTGATTGATTATCCAGTATGGAAAGACATACCGTCATGTACTGGTATTGATGTAGAAGTATTTTTTACTGAAGAAAAAGGTAACTATCCCCATCTTAATTATATTAAAAAACTATGCAGTACTTGCCCAGTACAAGTCCAATGTTTCAACTATGCAATTGAAAATTTAGTTGAAGGAATTTGGGGTGGTACTACTAAAAAAGAAAGGGATAAGTATAGAGGTAAACGTGGGATAGTTGGTAAGACAGTTGTTCCTGCTTCTGTATTTAGTGGTATAAATTATGAGTAAACTATCTGACTTTGATTTAGATTTGTCAGTTGGTCATGAAGGTGAAGCATTGGTTAATGAACTATTAACTGGTGGCAAAACCATTGAAGTTAAGACAGACCTTAAGTGGAAGAACACTGGCAACCTGTATATAGAAACAGTATGCTGGTCACACAACAATGAAGAGTGGTATCCGTCAGGACTATCTGTAACTAAAGCAGAATACTGGGCCTTCGTACTAGAAGGAGCAACCTTTATTGTCCCTATAAACGCACTCCGTCATGCGGTTACTTTGTGGGGACATCCTATTACGTGTAACATAGAGCCTAACCCTAGCAAGGGTTACTTAATTAAACCTGAACTAATACTTCAGGCAATCAGAGAGTTGGCTAGGTAGAGGGGAACTACTTAGAAAACAAAAAAGACCCCCGCTCCAGTAGTAATACTGGGCGGGGGATTCTTTTATTTATAACTACTCGCTACCACGGCCAAACTGTGTGGCTGATGGGTCTAACCATTTAAGAACTGGGCCTGCAAGTCCTGCTAGTGCGGCTGCACCTAGTTGCTTAGGGTCTGTAATTCCAGTTACATACAGTGCAACTACCGCTGCTGCTGCTGCTCGGAACCAACTTATTACTACTTGCTTGAACTGTTCGTTCATTTATTGCTCCTTTATTTGGTATTACTATGCACCTTACAACAGGTACAAACTAGGGGTTTTACTACTGGATAAGGTTTCTTTGCTGGTATTGATGTAACAGATGCAACCAATGTTGCCAATGGATTAGGTTGATTCATCCACCAAAACCAAGGTGATGTGTCATTTCCTGACCCATCATTAATAGAAATATGTAAATGTTTATTATGTTGATTACTGCCAGTGTATTTACGGTTGCCTTCTTTAGCCTTTTCTTTAGACCAAATCTTTCCCTGAAATATTAGGTACTTAACCCTTGCATCTTCTTTTAACTTCTCAAATATTTCAACACAGTCAATGCCATTCTTAGGGTCATGAGTTAAATCAACTGCATACCCTGTGTTATGGTCAGAGGTTGGGCTTGCTTTGAGATGAGCAGCAGATGGTAGTAAACCATCTGATAGTTTATTTCTTGTTGGTTTAATTGCTGTTGCTTGACGTAGTACTGCTATTGCAGCAGGTGTTGCTTTCTTTGCATTCATATTGACATCCATCCCTGATATTCAGCCTCTGGATTATCCATTAGCCATTGTTGTCTTAATTTATTCTGGTGTTCCCAATCAATATCATTACTCATCGTTAGAGTTACGTAATGGATAAGTGATAGCCCAGACTATTAAGGTTAATATAATTGCATAACCAACTACAGTCTTAGCAGAGCCAGTCAATACAACCCAAGCAATAAACATACCTAGCAAGGTCCATAGTTGTTGGACCATATCTTTTAGTACTTTCAAGGTTTTCTCCTTTTGTATAACTTAATGTTGTCATTTGATGGCAGGCTAGTACCTCCACTTATAGGTGTAGGTGTGGCTGTTCTAGCAGCGGAGGTTACGGCTACTGCATTAACAGCAGCCTGAGTAGCAATAACGGAAGCAATGATTGTATTCTCTGATTCTGTTCTTTCTTCTTCAGACATATCAGCACCAATGTTTGAGATAGCAGTAAGTACCTCTGCTGGATTATCAAAGATTGCAGAGATTAACTCTGCTGGACTTTCTAATAACTGTAGGGCCACTACTGTGCCAGCCTCAAGCACTACACCATTGTCTAATTGAACAGGTGTATCAGCAGGTAGGTCAGCAAGGGTAATGCCAGCCTCTTCCATATCCTCTGTAGTAATAGCCTCACCGTTAGCCTCAGCCTCAGCAATTATGTCTGCTACTGCCTCTTCAATGGTAATTGGTTCTTCATCTATTACAACTTCTTCTATAGGTAAATCTTCTATTACTTCAATAATTTCTTCAGGTATATCTGGAAGGTCTTCTATCACAGGTATATCTTCAATAACTTCCACTGGGGAAAGTTCTTCTGGTATAATCTCTTCAACAACAATAATTTCTTGGGGGATATCAAATGGAGGCATTATTAGAATTGGCCCAGTTTCTGGCAGCGGTGGCTGAACTGGAGATGTGGGTTCTGGAATATTGGTTGGGACTGTGGATGTATCTACCGTTGCAGTAGTTCCATCAACTGTTGAAGTGTTGGTATCAACTACAACAGTACCTGTATCTACTACTACTGTACTTGTATCAACCACAACAGTAGAAGTATCTCTAGGTGGTATCAAGTTGCTGCTTAAAGTATAAGTTCCTATTGGTCTTTGACCACCAACCACATAGTCATAAGAGGTAGCACGGATTGTATAAGTATCAGGGTTTAATGTTCCACTAAGTGCAGATGCAAAATAATTATTCTGAGCATTATGGTTGCTATCATCATCACCCCTTATGGGGTTGGCAGTAGTGCTATCAGCAACACCACGATATAACCATAGCCAAGAATCTACCCAAGCCACACGCTCTACTGTTTGAGAATCAACCACTTCGGTTCGTGGTCCAGTAGTAGTAGTAATTGTATAGGCTGTTGTTGTATCTACTTGAACTACTACATCTACATAGGCAGTTGTAGCATCAAGATTAATGATTACATCTTCTGCACTAGCAGGAGTTGGTATAAAGAGTAGGCTAATCCCTATTACTAAGGAGTAAATAAATTTGGTCAATACGGGTTTCCAATCGGGTAATGCGTCCCTCTAGGTTATGTCCCCCGTTGCCATCAGGCTTAAGTTCTGATAGATAATGATTAACTAGCCACCTTACCATCAAGGCAAAGGAACCAATCAAAGTGCTTATTGCTACTGCTAATGCAGCCCAGTCAGTAGGTGTCATGTCATCATACCGTTCTAATCGTAATCTCTATGATGCCACCAAAGCCATCAAATCGTCTATCTGGTGGAGTCATACGAGTAAAAGAAACTTCTTCTATTACCGCCTGTTGTGACTCACCAATGCTTAGGTCTTGCCAGGTAATAACATCTCCTGTTTTTTCTATATCTTCTAACAATCTAATACGGTCAAAGGCTCTGCCTTCATAACCTACAAGCGTATTGTACTTATCTGTTTCTGTATCAAAGCAATATACAGGGAACTTAATAAGCCTTACACGAGGTGTAGCAATAGTTGATTTAATCTGGTAGCCCTTGAAGGTAGGTCCAAGAGTAGTATCAGTAGCATCACGGCTAAGTGTAAACTTATATGCCAAAAATTCTTGTGCATCTTCTGGCTGGTTAGTAATAACTTCTACTGGGTTTACATCTGAAGAGTATCCAATGTGGTCAAACTCTGTCTCAGTTCCACCAGAATTGGTAACAACAGAAGATAGTAGTGTTTGCCCAACAGTAAAGGAACCTCTAGCAATTAAACGCTTAAAGTTTTTAGGCTCTAATGTGCCATAGCGAATCTTGCCTGTCTTTATATATCCAGTTTCGGCTAAGACTGTAGTTGATTGGATAGCAATACCATTGCTACCAGATGTAGTAAATGCTATCTGGTCTGAGTTACCCACAAAGTCTACGCTAGTAGCATAGCCACTTACTCCACTAAGGAAAGTATCGGGAGCATAGGCAAAACGTAATGTTTCAAGTTCGTTACCTAAATCAATTCTGTATAGTCCAGGGCAACCACCAATAGAGCCAGTTGCATAAACAAATCTATCTCTAAATGCAAAGTCTAATCCTGTGTTGGCTGCTTCAATAATTAATGGACCGTATGATAGGTCTCCATTAGTATCTGATATAGATGCTACACGCACACCCTTATTAGTGCCAATCACTAAATAGCCTAGATAGGATTCAATCTTAAGTGGATACTCACCACTAGGTAATTGTGCTGCAATAATACCTGAGGTAAGAGTTGGCATAACACCAGCAGTATTTAAAGTAAATTTATAGATAGCACCACTAGTACCAGCATAGCCAGAAGTATAGATGGCAGAGCCACCCTCTGATATAGATGTCCAAGTCCAGTCAGCATTAGGATGGGTATATGTAGCAGCAGGCAATGAGTGAGTAGTGCCTTTAGCATTAGTTAATTCATAAATAGATGCACCAATGCCAGCAACAAGACGTTGTTTAACCCAACCAAGTACTACCTTTTCACTACCAGTATTGTAATAGCGAGAGTAACCTGCAGTAGGTGTAGCAATAGGACCTGTGTAGATATGGTCATTATCTGCTATAAATAAGTTAATACCATCTGAAACAATTGCTAAGATAGCAGTATCTAATGGTGTTCCTATAGTAGTTACATCTGTATAAGTAACTGCAGTACCAGCAGGAGTATAATTTTTTATTGTTGTACTTGCTGGAATCCAGCCTAATATTTTATCTGTTGAGCCATCTACTATAGATATAAGTTTATATATACCACTAGTAACACCACTTAAATTGGCTGTTTCTTTAAGTAAAGTTACTTCTCCCTTAGTCCATACATCTACATTGGAAGAGTCAGCAAACCTATGCGCTGTTGTCTCACCACCAGATGGGTCATAGAATTTAATACCTATACCAGAATGAAAAGATGATTGACTTCTAATCCACCAGCCAGTAAGTGATTGCTCACCTGGCTCTTGGTTGTTATCAAACTGAGGCTTATTAAATGGGGCAGTCTGTCTAATGTATGGCCGCTCATCTGATACTGCATAGATAAATGGCATACCACCAAGGGCTACATCGTAGGCTATATCTGTATTTGTCCAGACAGAACTGCTTGATGTAATACCAAGGTCAACGGCAATAGCACGACCAATACTGGCAGTTGCCGAGCCTCGTCCTTCGGTTATATCACGACTGACCACAGTGCTCCTTTAAATAGTTACGAGTATTACAGTGCAGCGATTTCGTCAGCAGACAAACCTAGTGCTGCTAACTTTGCCTCTGCTGATGCTTTGGCTGCAGCCTTGGCTGCCTCTGCTGCATCTTGCTCTGCTTTTTGAGCAGCGTATGCTGCTGCATCTGCTTCTCTTTGGGCAACCTCTGCATCGGTAAGTTCTACCTCAGTAGATATTCCTGTGGAACAATCCACAATTAGTTTAGTTGGCATTGTTTTTCTCCTTAGTTAGTTTTTCTTGATTCCGTATAGGTAGAAGGTTGAATATGGAACAAAACTACCAGTAGCACCAAATACTTGTATAGATGTAATTGCGGCAGTATTACTCCAAAGACCAGTAACCATTTTTATATAAGCAGTTGTAACATTATCTTCTTGTGTTGAGTCTATAGAAACAGATTTGTAATTACTACTTGCATAACCTGGAATATAAATAGAATTAACTGAAAAAGTTGATGCAGTAGCATTGTTGCCAGGCATTTGGATACCAGGAATTTCTGGGTCTGATGCATCGTTTGCTCCAAACGCTCCAGAGCCTGAAGAGTAAAGCATTTTCCAAGAATAAGATGAAGTGTTGTTGTTAAAAGTTATTCTTGCTTCATCACTTGTTATACCTGCGTTAGTTCTACTTGATATAAAAACCAATAAATCAGTAAAAGTTGCGGGTATGCTAGTAAAACTAATACTTGCAGTATCGCTACTTAAAGTCTTAGCCTCTATTAAACTATATGTATTTGCCATTATGCCGCCGCTATTCCGTAGAGTGTGAAGGTTGAGCCTGTGCTGTAATTACCTGAAGCCTGAGTTAGTGTAATTGAAGTTATTGCGGAAGTTGAACGCCACAAACCAACCGAAGCACCTACTGTATCGGCAGTATCATTCCATCTTGTTAATGCTGTTTTGTAAGTTGTTGAATTTGAATAATTCATAATTTGATAGATATGACCTACTTGTGATGATGCGGTATTATATCCTGTTTGCATATAAGTAAGACCAGTAGTACGACTAGTTCCAGCAGCGCCGCTGCCAGCATAAAATTGAGTATTGGAATAATTACTACCAGTATCAGAATTAAAAGTAATTTGAGTATAACCGCCCGCACTACTTTGTGAGTCTTGAATAATTATTAAATCTGTATAACTGCCACTTATTGAACTAAAGGTAACGCTTGAAGCAGCACTACCTAATGTATTAGTTGCTATAGGTTCGTATGTTGCGCCTGCGGCCATTGTCTATGCTCCTTTTATTCCGTAGAGGGCAAAGGTTGAGCCTACTGCCCAATCATTTACATTTGGTAATATTGTTATTGAAGTTATTGCATTTGTGTTTCTCCAAGAACCCGAAGTCACACCCACAGAACCAGTATCACTTGTTCTATTGTTATCCATTCCCGCCAACACTTTAACTGATTTATATTTGTTGGTATTGGCATAGTCTAAAATATCCCAAATTGCTGCGCCAAATAAGCCTGCTGTATTTAAGTCAGTAGCCATTCCAATTGCATACATCAGGGATTGTGTTGCGCCTGAGTCTGCGCCAGCACTACCCCCATCTCCATAACTTCTGTGCCAAGAATAATTAGTTCCTGTATCACCATTAAACCTCATAACAGGACTTCCAGCACGGTCAGAAGTTCTAGTATTACGAAGTATTGCTCTAACTTGCAAATGTTTATAGGTTGCTGGTATTGAACTAAAAGTTATAGATGAAGTAGCAGAACCTACTGTAACTGTTGAAATAGATTCGTATGAAGTACTTACTGTAGGTGTAACGGAATTACTTGCAGAACTATACTCACTGCTACCAGTAGCGTTATTGCCACGCACAGTAAATGTGTAAGCAGTTCCAGCAGTTAATCCAGATACAGTGACGGGACTACTTGTTCCGCTTCCAGTAACTGAACCAGGGTTTGATAAGGCTGTATAGGTAGAAACAGGACCACCTTTAGTTGCTGCAGTAAACGTAACAGAGGCTGACACTGGACCAGCAGTAGCCGTACCAATGGTAGGCACCGTAGGTATATCTAATACCTTACCTTTAACTCTAGATAGACGACCTGATGCCATAGTTTACGCCACGATTCCGTATAGGCGGAAAGTTCCGCCAGTAAATGTGCTAGTGCCATTATAACAAGATACTGCAAGGCTTGTTACTGCAACAGTATCAACAAATGCATCTTGGTCATTTTGGGGAACGGCATTATTATAAGTAGTAGCAACACGCTTTGGTGTAGTTTTATCTACATCAAAAATTTGAAAACTTGCTGCACAAGAAGCAGCAGTATTGTCTTGCATAAGAAATTCAGGGTCTGTACCAGCACTTCTTACTGTTGCATAATTACCTGCTGTTGAATTATTATTAGGTCTAACAGCAATGTGGGTTGCACCGCTCTTAGTTATAGCCTGACCAGTTAACCATAAATGTTTATAACCAGAAAAAGCATTAAATGTTAGAGTTGTACCAGTAGCAGACTTGCTTTCAATTAGTTGCCATTCTTCTCTGTCTATTGCACTTACGTTACTTGTAGCCATTATGCAATCTCGCTTCCAAATGCGTTGAATGATAGGTTAGCAGATGAGGCATACACTGTAAGTACATCTGTTGCACCAAGTGTTACGCCTACTGTAATGAATGTTGAATCAGATGCAGCCACTGTTGCTCCGTACACAATGTACTCTTCTGCAGATAATGCAGAGCCAGCCACACGTACTGCAATACGGTATGTAGCAGCAGTAGAGGCTTGGTTACATACTGAGATTGTTGATACTACTGTCTGTGTAGCAGAGGGTACTGTATATAGAGTTGTTGCTGTTGTTGCGCTTGGGTTTACTTGACCAAGCACCTTGTATGTTGTTGGCATTTATTTCTCCTTAGTGTTGGTTAAGCACCCATTAGCATTAACGGGTTGAATGTTTCGCCTTGTGCAGTTCCTGATGAGATGGCAGTAATTCTACCATTTGAATCTACGGTAACTGTGGTAAGTGTATATGTTCCAGCAGATGCTCCAGTAGGAGGCGTCCAAGAAGAAACAGTTCCATTTGTAGTTAAATATTTTCCTGAGTTACCAGTCTGACTTGGTACTACGTATGTAGTTGAGTCAGTAGCAACTAGAGTCTTGCTTGATGGAATTGTAGTTCCATTGATGCTTGTAGCAGTAGCCACGCCAAGCACTGGAGTAACAAGTGTTGGGCTGGTATCCACTACAAATTTAGTTCCAGTACCAGTCTGAGAAGCAATAGATGTTGCATTTCCAACAGATGTAATTGGTCCAGTAAGGTTAGATGGAGCAAGGATTACGTTATCAATGTAATACTTTGTTGCCGCATCCTGTGCGCTAGTAGGGTCTCCAAGACCTGTAATCTTATTGGTACCCATAGCAAGGGCGCCAGACATTGTAGAGCCTGATTTAAGAACTACTGTATCTGAGAAGTTTCCTGTGTCAGCAATGGCTGCAGCAATCTCATCAAGAGTATCAAGAGTAGTTGGTGCGCCAGCAACAAGGTTAGATATTGCAGTTCCTACATACGCTGTAGTTGCAATCTGAGTAGTATTAGTTCCAGCAGTAGCAGTAGGTGCTGTTGGTGTGCCAGTCAATGCTGGACTAGCCAATGGAGCATATGTACTTGCTGCTGTAGCAGTAGCCAATTTGGAATCTAATTGAGTTTGAACTGCAGAGGTTACACCATCTAGGTAGCCAAGTTCAGTTGTAGATACTGTTGCTGATGGGGCAATCTTTGTCCAAGCAATAGCAGCGGATGCATTAATGTCTGCATCTACAATGCTGTTTGTAAGGTTAGTCTTACCATATGCAATCTGAGCAGAGGTATTAATATCAGCATTAACAATAGTTCCATCAAGAATCATTGTGCTAGTTACCGTGCCAGTATCACTTGTCTTAACAAGAGTAGCACTCGAAGGAATAGTTGTTCCATTGATAGAGGTTGCTGTTGCTACACCCAATACTGGAGTTACAAGAGTTGGACTAGTAGCAAATACTACTGAGCCAGTTCCAGTCTCATCTGTAAGGGCAGCAGCAAGGTTTGCGCTAGATGGAGTTCCAAGGAATGTGGCTACGCCAGTTCCAAGTGAAGTGATACCAGTACCACCATTGGCTACTGGTAAAGTTCCAGTTACACCTGTAGTTAAAGGTAAGCCAGTTGCATTAGTTAATGTTCCTGATGTAGGAGTTCCAAGGATAGGTGTTACCAAGGTTGGGCTAGTAGCAAATACTAAAGAGCCAGTTCCTGTTTCATCTGATATAACTCCACGAAGTTCTGCAGATGTTGTTGCTGCGTGTTGAGCAAGAGTTCCATCAATGTGGTCATTGGCTTCTCTTAAATCACGGCCAGTAACCATATGTCTAACTACCGCACCAGCAGAGTGGGCTACACCAGTACCGCTATTTTCTACACCTCTAGTAATGGTAAGTGTATTACCACTTCGGGCGGTTACATCTACAATTTCTTCAAGGGCTGTATCTGGGTCAATCACCACTGTAAATGTTCCAGCAGGACTAAAGGTTACGGATGCTAAAAGGTTTGCACCAGAAACTACCGTTGCTGTTGCATCACTAGATGTGATACCACTGGATAGCGTGGTCTGTTGAGAGCGGGATGAGTATTTTCTAGTTGTCATTTAGGTTCCTATTTAGAGGGAGTAGTGGACACGGATAGGATATTTGTTTTGTTGACTCTTAACCTCTTCGGCTAATCGTTGAGTATACAAAGCATAAATTTGTCTTGTTAGAGATTGAGATGAACCGTAT